CTCCCTTACATACTGCTTTGTCTCGAAAAGCTTAGCCTGTTTTCTTTAGTTTCTTGAAACTCCAGATTCCAAGCTAGGCTAAGAGACGTCCGTATGAGTTGGCTTATATCACGAAGCCCTCAATGTTTAGTGCTTCTATCGTGGTGAGAGCTGAGGTAATGGATCCTGAGAGAGGCACACTGAAATTGAATTGATTGGGGGCTAGAACACTCGCTGTTCCTCCCGTGGTCATATTCATCACAGTAGTAGACATGGTTTCGCCACCATTTCGAATAATGGACTGGTTGTTTATTGTACCGCCTCCTGCGAGGGACCAACCTGTTGGCAACCCCAAACCTGACCCTATGATTTGAGTCACTACCTGGTAAGGGGTATTTGGCTTGGAAAAACTAATAGAATTTCCATCCACTATTTTTACAAAGTTGTCCAACAAAGTGAGAGCAGCTTTGTCTTCGGGGCGAGTTGAATCAGAGAACGGATTCTGAGAATTCAAGGGGGTGGTAGTGTTTATCCTGGCTACGTCTGGTGAATCATCGTCCAATTGTGGCGTTTCAAACACCAAGCTGTAGTCACAGAACAATTCTCCCACTTGCATAGCTCCACCAGGTGTGGAGACTCCAACAATAAGATTTGCTGTATCGTAACTCTTAATGTCGAGATTATCGGCTAAAGGGCCTTTTCTACAATAGTACTGTTTTCGCTTGTGCAAATTTCTCGGGGTCGCACGCATACTCAAGGGCTTCCAAAGTGGTCCTCTTACAGTATCTTCAAACTGCATAACTTGTCCTTTGGTGAGGCCAGCATTGGTGTCTCCGGCATCATAATCGGGCGACATGTGGATGGAGCCGGCTGTGGTTGTTCCCACACTTGGTACGAAACGGTAAGTTAAGTTAGTCAAGAGGTAGGTTTCGTAATTGGCAGCAATAGCATGCAGCCAAGGGAAACTGTCCCTCAAGCCTGGGTTCACAGGGATCGTGAAGGTCTCGTAAGAAGTAGTGGTAGTTATGATGTCTCGGATGTACTCAGTGTGAGTCACGGGGTATTTTCGCAATTTCGGGTAGGTGACTCGAGTTTGCGTGTCATAAGCTATAGGTGCGTTTCTTCTTCGTGGTCGTCTTCGTCGAGGTCTGGGTAACAGACTTCGCGGTCGTTTATTTTGAGTTCGATTTTTCGATTTCGGCATTTCAAAATATAAGTGTTTATCATACGGGGGACAAATGGAAAAGGTTAGAGATCTTTGGACACCAACATGTCCATGATCGGATCATCTGCTACATGGGTGAGACCATACAGATTGATTCGTTCTTCTAAGCGTTGCTTGAATAGATCCTCGTCTTTCTGAGACAAGTTATAGAAGCGTTCAAAAGCATCCCAGGTGGTGTAATCCGCCTCTGAGCACTGGCCCTTCAGATGAGCGTATTTTCTGGGTTTGAGTAAATGTAGCGAGGGTATGTTTTTCTCTATCCACCGCATACACACAGAGCGGTAGACTCGCAAAAAAGGCACATGGCAAGCTGTGGGTCCAGAAGCGTACAAATTGCTTTTGAAGCACATGTGAATTTTCACGTAATCATCCTGAGTCACTTCTCTCCTAGGACTATCGATTACGCCAGCTTTACATATTACTCTACCTGGTTTTCTTCCGACGCGGATGCCCCCTTGAACAGGGTACAATCGCATGTTCAGGAAATCAGCTTCTACGGGATTATTGGTGCAGGTTGAAGTGACCGTGAATCCCAATCTATTGGTTGTTTCTACGTATACATCTCTGAATCTATTAGGAATAATCCGGTTTGGATTCATGATAGTCAGACCGTCGTCCCCTAAGGCGGCGTAAGTGATGTAACGGTTTACTAAGTGTGTTTTTAACAAAGTAATGTTTCGATGACAATACTCATACAACGCTAAATACCAAACAGCAACATTGAGGATAGTGTTGCAAACTGAAGTCACGTTGGCTCCAGTCTTCATCGTAGCTGTGACCTTGTATTTAAGGCCAGGTCCGAATACTTTAGTTTGTTTATACACGTACTTGATGATATCTTGCTCGAAAGCAATGGGTAGTATTCCCATTCTAACTATAAGGTCAGTTAGAAAGTCCCAGGCTTCTTTTCCCTGACTAGCATCATATTTAGAAAAATCTGATACTAGAAAGTAGGAATTAGGTTGGACTCTTTGGGAAAAGTACTCGTTTAAATCATCCGCCGATGCTCCCGAAGCATAAAAAATGTAGTGGTTAGGATTCCAAGCGGCAGTCAGGGCTTTGGACCAGGAGTAGGCCCCCGGCCCTGTAACCACCTTGAGAGTTGGATTGATTGCACTGATATTTCTGGGTCGGATAGGAGTGTATGGATGTTTTCCAACGATCAGTTGCGCCTCTCTTTTCGAGAAACAGGTGAAATTGTACGAGTTTCTGTCTAATCCTTTTTCATCTAGCATTTTCCTATAATGTCTATTCGATTTCTGTTGTGGTGGGTCAAAATGGTCGTTCCATTCGTCGAAGGTGTGCCCGTAGTACTTGTCCCGGTAGGTCGGCATGCATTCGCCAGCAAACAAATTATAGTCTTTGTTAGTGGCTCGATTGAGGAGGGTTATTCCTCCAGTCATATTGCGATTATGAAAGAACAAAGATCTGAGAACTAACCAGTACTCAGGGTCACAGTCTTTCTGTACACAGATCGCTCTCGATCTCACTGAAATCACAATATTGTGCTGACAAGTTTTGAAACACAGGGCCTGC